TTCGGGAACATTTTTTAATAATTTAGCACCAACATCAAGCGTTATAAATATAGGAAAAATTACCAATTTTTTTAGTGGAAACGTAAATATAATGTATGCCTTCCATTCAGTAGATGGGTATCAAAAGGTGGGGAGTTATACAGGTGCAGGTTCGTCAGGATTAAATGTTACTACAGGATTCAGACCAAGATGGGTAATGATTAAAAGGACTGATTCTGCTAATTATTGGACTATTTTTGATTCTGTAAGAGATACTATCGATCCTTATTCATATAGATTATATCCAAATACTTCAGATGCAGAATCTGATGGAGGTTCTACAACTGCTATAAGTTTTTCAGATACAGGATTTAGTATGAGTACCTCAGCAATTGGGGGTTCTATTAACCAATCAGGAGGAACATACATCTATTTAGCAATAGCATAAACAATGGAAAATTAAATAAAATGAACTATATTAGAAAGATTTCAGTAGGCGCAGATTACAAGAACGCCATGCATTATATAATAAACCAAGAGGTTTTAGGAGGGTCTTACGTTATAAGTGATATAGCTCAAGAACAAGAAGGATTCAGCGTTTGGGTTAAAAAAAACGAAGAGTCTGTAAAATGGAAAGAGTTTAAGGACATTCCAATAGTAGTTGAATACAATATAAATTTAATATGAAACCAAGATGGGATTATCTAATCAAACCACTCGGGAAGGAATACAACAACACAAAGAAAATAGCAGGAGAAAGCTTCGTAGTCAACACGTCTTTGGAGGATGCAACCTTTGTGAACAGGCTGGGAGTTGTGTGTGCGGTGCCGAATGGTGGACAAGTACCTGTGGGTAGCATTGTCGTAGTACATCATAATGTATTTAGAACTTACCTTGACATGAAGGGTAATAAAAGAAAGAGTAACGAATACTTTCGTGATGATGAGTATTTAGTTAGTCCCGAAAGGATATACATGTATAAGGATGATGAAGGGTGGAAAACTACAAAAGACTATTGCTTTATTTCTCCTGTCGATTATAATCAAGATAGCCAAATTTATAGATCGGACAAGAAAGAAGAGGAGCATGTGGGAATTGTAAAACATAGTAGTATCTTTGAAAAAGGAGAGAAAGTAGGCTTTACAAGAAACTCAGAGTACGAGTTTACTATAGACGATGAAAGATTCTATAGAATGAAGCATAACGATATTTGTATTAAATTTAATTAAATGGAAGAGTATTGGGTCACCACATCAACGTGGGAAAATTATTGTTTCACTTATACATACACTGATGAGTAATACTAAGGATACAATATTAAGAGTTATATCGGCAGGAGAAAAGGCTGTGGATGAGCTTATAAAAGTTGCTGAGGAAAAAATCATTACAGGACACAAGGATGACGATTTAGCTGCTGATAGATTAAAAAATGCTGCGGCAACTAAAAGATTAGCTATAGAGGATGCATTTGCAATACTGCAACGTATAGAGAACGAAAGAGAAAAGCTAAATGGCGAAGACCAGACTAAGGACGGTAAAGGAAAAGATAAAGGATTCCAAAGCTTTGCAGAATCTCGAGGACGAAAGTCTTGAGCTATGTAAGGTTGTACCTCATATTGATTCAAAAGTGATAGACAAGCTAAACAAAAACAAAGCTTGGAATTATGGCTACAACAAAGATCATGATGTTGTGGTTATATCTAAATCTGGTAAAATAGGAGAGGTTGTAGAGATACAGAATCTAAAAATAGCATTACCTTTGCAACCTGAAAAAATACATCAAAGGAGTGCCAAAGAATCAGAACAGTATTGGGAGCCATTTGAAAACCCAAAAGAACTTACGAAAATCAAGACCATATTCCAGTGGAATGAGTACCCGAATGCATTCAAAGAGTCATGGGTCGATTACATTGAGAATGAGTTCGAGAGAAGGGAGGATGGTTTTTGGTTTAAAAATAATGGTTTTCCTACTTACATTACTGGCACTCATTACATGTACCTCCAATGGACAAAGATTGATGTCGGACATCCAGAGTACAGAGAATCGAACAGAATCTTTTTTATCTTCTGGGAAGCATGCAAGGCGGATGAAAGGTCATACGGAATGTGCTATCTTAAGAACAGACGGTCTGGTTTCTCATTCATGTCTAGCGCAGAAACAGTCAATCAAGCTACAGTCACCTCCGATGCTCGGTTCGGTATTCTTTCCAAGAGTGGTGCAGATGCCAAAAAAATGTTCACAGACAAGGTCGTTCCAATATCAACAAACTATCCTTTCTTTTTCAAGCCCATTCAAGACGGTATGGATAGACCAAAAACAGAACTGGCATATAGGGTGCCTGCATCAAAGCTTACCAGAAGATCTATTGCGGACACAGAAAATGAAGAAATACTTACTGGACTCGATACAACAATCGACTGGAAGAACACTGGAGACAACTCCTACGATGGTGAAAAGCTACGACTTCTTGTCCATGATGAATCTGGAAAGTGGGAAAAACCCGATAATATCCTCAACAACTGGCGTGTCACTAAAACTACACTAAGACTTGGACGTAGGATTATTGGCAAATGCCTTATGGGATCCACATCGAATGCTTTAGATAAAGGTGGTAACAACTTTAAAAAATTATACAACGACTCTGACGTAACACAAAGAAACGCTAACGGTCAAACCAAAAGCGGAATGTATTCTTTGTTTATACCTATGGAGTGGAACTTTGAGGGGTTTTTAGATCAATACGGACAGCCAGTATTCAGAAAGCCAAATAAAGCCATTTTAGACCCTTATGGGGATGTTATAGATGGAGGAGTACTTGACTACTGGGAAAATGAAGTAGAGAGCCTTAAAAACGATTCTGACGCACTAAACGAGTTCTATAGACAGTTTCCTCGAACAGAGGGTCATGCATTTAGAGATGAGGCAAAGAATAGTTTATTTAATCTCACAAGAATATATGAGCAGATAGACTTTAATGATGGGCTTCAAAGGCAAAGAGTTGTACAGAGAGGTTCTTTTCATTGGAAGAATGGAGTGAAAGATTCAGAGGTTATATGGACTCCAGAGAAGCACGGAAGATTCTATGTGAGCTGGATACCACCACGAGAGCTTAGGAATAGAGTTATAAACAAAAATGGATTTAAGTATCCTGGAAACGAACACATTGGTTCTTTTGGTTGTGACTCCTATGATATATCAGGAACAGTAGGGGGTGGAGGATCTAACGGAGCTCTTCATGGGTTTACAAAGCCAAACCTTGATGGACCATCAAACTCATTCTTTTTAGAATATATATACAGACCACAGACAGCAGAACTTTTTTATGAAGATGTTCTTATGGCTATGGTGTTTTACGGAATGCCTGTATTAGCGGAGAACAATAAACCAAGATTACTATATCATTTAAAAAATAGAGGATATAGAAAGTGGAGTATAAACAGACCTGACAAACATAGAAACGACTTGTCAAAAGCAGAAAAAGAACTTGGAGGCATACCATCCTCACCAGCAGTAATTTCCATTCATGCCGAAGCAATAGAAAGCTATATAGAAGAGAATGTTGGATTTAGTGATGAGGGCACTGGAGACATGTATTTTACAAGGACTTTGCTCGATTGGGCAAACTACGATATAAACAAAAGAACCAAATTTGATGCTACTGTTAGTTCAGGTTTAGCAATCATGGCAAACCAGAAGTATGTGGTTAAGCCTCAGAAAAATAATATAGAAATAAATGTTAACTTTGCAAAGTATAATAATGGCGGCATAGTTAGCTCTATTATAAAGTAACAATATGCAAGGATCTTCTGGGAGATACGTTATAGGATTTCCAAATCAATTAGCTTCTGATGCTGAAAAGGCATCTAATGAATATGGGCTCATGGTTGGGCGTGCTATAGAATCAGAGTGGTTCAGAAAAGAAGGCGGACAATCAAGATTCTACAACAATAGAGATACATATCATAAACTAAGAACTTATGCTATGGGTGAGCAGTCTGTACGAAAGTATAAAGACGAGCTTGCTGTAAATGGTGACATTTCATATCTAAACTTAGATTGGACACCAGTGCCTATTATACCTAAGTTTGTTGACATTGTAGTCAATGGTATATCTAATAGACTATTTGACGTTAAGGCTGAGGCAGTAGACCCAGTATCTTCTAACAAAAAGGCAATGTATAAAAACCGCATCCAGACAGAGATGCGAAACAAAGAAGACTTTGAAGAGATTGGAGCATTGTTAGGGAAGAATATGTTTTCTACCCAACCTGATATGTTACCAGAGACTGACGATGAGCTTGATCTTCACATGAAGATTGACTACAAAGACGATATTGAAATTGCTGAAGAAAAGGCAATTGAAACTACATTAAAATTTAACAACTACGAGTTGGTTAAAAGAAGAGTAGACGAAGATGCTACTGTTCTTGGAATATCTGCTGTAAAACATTCATTCAACAGACATGAAGGTATTCGTGCTGAATATGTGGACCCAGCAGACTTAGTATACAGTCCAACAGAGGATCCATACTTTGATGATTGCTATTACTTTGGTGAGGTTAAAAATGTAAACATAACTGAATTAAAGAAAATAGATCCATCATTGAGCCAAGAGGAGATTGACGAAATTGCAAAGTCTTCCTCTAAGTTTGATGCATATCAAGGTATGAGAGGTGGGTATAAGACTGATAATTTTGATTTTAACACAGCTACATTGCTGTATTTCTGTTACAAGACGGATAAGAATATCGTATACAAGAAAAAGAAAAACGCCTACGGAGGAGAGAAGGTATTAAAAAAGGACGATCAATTCAACCCACCAAAAACAGAACAAGCACGTTTTGAAAAACTCTCTAAAAGAATTGATGTATGGTACGAAGGTGTACTTGTATTAGGCACAAACAAAATCCTCAAGTGGGAACTGATGAAAAACATGGTGCGTCCGAAAAGCTCGATGGAGAAGGTATACGCTCCATTTATTGTCAGTGCGCCAAAAATGTACAGAGGTCAGATTGATTCTCTTGTAAAAAGAATGATTCCATTTGCCGATCAGATACAGCTATTACATCTTAAGTTACAGCAAGTAGCAGCTAAAATGATACCAGATGGAGTATTTATTGATATCGATGGTCTTTCTTCTATTAATCTTGGTAACGGAAATAGTTACTCACCGCAAGAAGCGTTGAACTTGTACTTCCAAACAGGATCAGTTATAGGAAGAAGCTATACAGAAGAAGGTGAGTTTAATAATGGTAAAGTGCCAGTGCAAGAGCTAACCTCATCTGGAGCGAATGCTAAGATCTCATCTCTTATCAATATGTATAACTACAATCTCAATTTATTGAGAGGCGTGACAGGCTTAAATGAAGCAAGAGACGGTTCTATGCCAGACTCAAATGCTTTAGTTGGAGTTCAGAAGCTTGCAGCATTAAACTCTAATACAGCTACAAGACACATTCTTAAATCAGGACTGTTTACCACACAAAGATTGGCAGAGTGTGTTAGCTACAGAATCTCAGACATATTAGAATACTCTGATATGAAAGAGGACTTCATCAAGAACATAGGAAGACACAGTGTGGATATTCTGGAAGAGATTAGTGAACTACACTTACATGACTTCGGCATATTTATCGAGCTACATCCTGATGAAGAAGAGAAGCAAATGCTTGAGCAAAACATTCAGACCTCTCTATCAGCTGGCAAAATCGATATAGATGATGCTATTGATATTCGTAGCATTAAGAATGTAAAGATAGCCTCACAACTACTTAAGGTTAGAAAAAGACGTAAAGAAAAACTCGACAACAAACGTCAGCAAGAAAATATTGCGTTACAAGCTGAAGCAAACCAACAAGCGGCTATGGCTGCAGAACAAGGCAAGCAGCAAACAGCTTTAGCTACAATGGAAGCTGAGGCTAAAATAAAACAGCTTGAAGCTGAGCTTGATATGCAAAAAATGCAGCAAGAGTTCTACTATAAGATGGAGCTTATTAAAATGCAGAAAGGTATTGACAGTCAAATCAAATCTACAGAGCTACAACTACAAAGAGAAAAGGAAGCTTACAAAGAAGACAGAAAAGATAAAAGAACTGCGAAGCAAGCAACTCAACAATCTAAATTAATTCAACAAAGACAACAGGACTTAGATCCTATAGATTTCGATGGTCAAGACTTGTTAGGATCTGGCATGGAGGGAATCGTGGGCGTTGAATAATTTTATAATTTTGTAATTCAATTTAATTTAATCATATGGAATGGAAAGTGAGGGCTTTGGATGACGAAGGTAATCCTATTGAGCCAAAACAAGAAGAGCAACAGCCAGTACAAGAACAGGCTACTGAGACTCCTGAAGTTCAGGAAACACAAGAACCTGAGGTACAGACTGAAGTAAAAATAGAAGATGCTGCACAGCAAGAGCAAGAAGTCGTCAGCGAGCAAGTTCAAGAAGTGCAAGAAGACGTAAAGGTTGAAAAGCCTATAGAGTTAGACGATACAAGCATCTTAAGTTATTTAAAGGATAGGCACAACCTTGAGGTTGAGTCTATTGACGTTCTTAAAAATACTGGAAACAAACAAGAGCAATCTATACCAGAGGACATTGCTAAGTTTATGGAGTATAAGAATGAGACAGGACGCTCATTTGATGATTACGCAAAACTGCAGCAAGACTGGACTCAGGTAGAGGATACTACAGTTCTTCGTGAGTACTATCGACAAGATAAACCTCACTTGGATGCTGAAGAGATTGATTTCTTAATTAACGAAGAGTACAGCTAAGACGATGAGCTTGACGATGAAAAGGATATCAAAAAGAAAAAGATTGCTTATAAAGAAGAATTATCAAAGGCAAGAAGCTACTTTGAAGGATTGAAGGAAAAATACAAGGCACCACTTGAGTCAAGAGATGCTGAGATTCCTGATAACTACAAGGAGGCTTTTAGTTTTTATAATCAATACAGAGAACAATCTGAGCAAGAAACAAAAGCTCAAGAGGAACGATCTCGTATCTTTACGGAGAAGACTAACAATCTTTTTTCCAATGAGTTCAAAGGTTTTGAGTTCAATGCTGGAGATAAGAAGCAAGTCTACAAGCCGTCAGATGTAAATAAGGTTAAGGAAGTTCAATCAGATATAAACAACTTCTTTAATCAACATTTAGATGAAAACGGTGTAGTTAAAGATATTAATGCGTACCACAAAGCTTTGTACGCTGCACAGAATGCTGATGCAATATTCAAGTTCGCTTACGAACAAGGTAAAGCTGATGCAACTGATGGGTTAGTCAAAGAAACAAAGAACATCGATATGAATGTTCGTGAAAACATAAAGACTGACAGTACAGGTACAAAGTTTAGAGCAGTTTCAAGTGATGATTCGTTTTCGTTTAAAATTAAAAAACGACAATAATCACTAAAAAAACTTTAAAATGAGTGTAACTATTTCTGGAGTACAAGGTGCGTTAACACCAGCTCCATCAAAGTCGACATTATCGACTAACTATTTAGGGTCAGCTATTGAGTTTACTTCTCAGTATCTACCTGATGTTTACGAAGCAGAGTTCGAAAAGTACGGTAACCGTTCTGTATCTTCTTTTTTAAGAATGGTAGGAGCTGAGATGCCCTTCCAATCTGATGTAATTCAATGGTCTGAGCAAGGAAGACTTCACTTGGCTGTTTCTGGAGCAACTAGAGCTGCTGATGTTATCACGTCAAATGGACACCCTTTCCGCTTAAACCAAACAGTAATCATTTCTGACGGAACTGACCAAGACAAAGCTATCGTAACAGCTGTAACTACTAACACATTTACTGTTGCTTCTTACTCTGGAGCAAACTTAGCTGCTGCTGTAGGAACAACTGGACTTAGCGTATTTGCTTTCGGTTCTGAGTTCAAGAAAGGAACTAATGGAATGAGTGGTTCTTTAGAAGCTCCTAAAGACATCCAAACTACTACTCCTATCATCATCAAAGACAAGTATGAAGTCAATGGTTCTGATATGGCGCAGATCGGATGGATCGAGGTAACTACTGAGAACGGTGCTACTGGATACCTATGGTACTTAAAATCAGAGCATGAAACTCGTCTACGTTTCGAAGATTACATGGAATTATCTCTTATCGAAGGAGAGCCTGCTGCTTCTGGATCTGGTGCTGAAACTGCTGGATACAAAGGAACAAAAGGTTTATTCTACGAAATCGAAAACAGAGGAAACATTGCTACTGGTTCAATTGCTGCTCGCACTGACTTAGAAGAGCTTATCAAAGTTCTTGACAAAGAAGGAGCGATCCAAGAGAATGTTCTTTTCGTTAACAGAACTAAATCTTTCGAGATTGACAAAGTATTAGCTGATCAAAACAACAGCGGTGCTTCTACAAGCTCTTACGGTTTATTCGACAACGATGAAGAAATGGCTATTAGCTTAGGATTCAAAGGATTCAACTTAGGATATGATTTCTACAAAACTGACTGGAAATA